GAGTTCCGAGAGGGACAGGGCCAGGAACAGAAATGATCCTTGTTGATTTTGAAGATGGCTCAAGACAGATTAACAAATCTGAGCTTACTGTGATTGAGAAAGAAGAACATAAATGGTAGAGAAGGCAGTGAGAGTTCCAAATGCAGATTTCTATAAGGGAAGATCTAAAGAAGTCAAGACTCATGATGTTAATCATACAAGGCCTTGTTCTGAGTTAGCAATTGAAAAGAATTGTAAATTAACAACAGAGAAGAAATTAACTAAGAATCAATCTATTTCTTATAATCAAATTTTAAAGGATCAAAGAGATAAGGATGAACGTGGGATGAGGAGATTTAGATCTAAAAAGAAAGGTTCCCCCGGACCCCCTCCAAAGAAAAAGGTATGTTAGTCGGAACGCCGTAACTAATGAGTGAAATTGTGGTTCTAATGAAAAGAGTAATGTTTATAAAGGAAATATGCGTGTATATTTTAGGAGGATTCAAAATGAAAACAATACAAAAACTATTGAACTTTTTCTTCGGAAAAAGATACATTGATCTTGGAAAGATTGATGAAATGAAGAAGTTGGGCATTAAGCCCATCTTTTAATTTTTTTAAAATGGGCAGACATAAAACTCATGATATGCAGCAAACAAGTTTGATTGCGTATGATAATCTTAGAACAAAATTAGGTGAAAGACAATTAATAATTCTCAAAGCAATTAACGAATTATGCAGTGTGATGAAGGATTGTACAGATTCAGAGCTGATGAATCATTTGATGAAGCAAGATCCAAATTATGTAAGACCAAGAAGATTCGAGTTAGTAAATAAATTTAAGCTTGTGACTTTTTCAAGAAAAAGAGTTTGCAAGATTACAGGCGAGACTTGTATGGCCTGGAAAATTCTAAAGGGAGGAATAGATGCGATTCGGGAAATGCAAGAGATGCAAGAAGAAAAAGTGGTTGACAAAACATTCGAAGGCAGGGAATCACAAACCGCCGTTCGAGAGAGTATGCAGGAAGTGTCATGATGAAATTCATGAGATGAATCCTCCAAGGCCAAGACCAGGAACAAAATATCATCCTGGCACAAAGAAATATCACAAGAAGAAAAAATGGAAATAAACAAATCACAAATCATAGTCTTGAAACAATGTTTCAGGAAACTCGCGGGGGGAAGGGCGGATTCTAATGAATCCTCCTACCCTTCCTTAATTAAATCAAATAGGAGGTTAAACAAATGGATAAAATGATTGGAACAATTAAAGCACTTTCTTTGAAAAGAAAATCAGAAGGATCTCTTGGATTTATGTTGAAAGAAAAAGATGGTACATGGTTCAATGTTCTTGCAGAAGAAAAAGTTCTTGATGGATTGTTGGAAACAGTTCTTGGAAAAGGAAACTCAATTGGGTTTGATCTTGATATGGGAGTTCCAAAGAATTTCATATTGAAGGAAAAAGCAAAAGAATCCGAAGGTGGAATGGATGATCTTACAACTTTTGAAGAATTGCTTGAAGATGCTCATACTAAATTTGAAGATCGATTCTCAATTACAACTGAATTAATTAATCATGACTGGGAAAAGCAGAGAGCACTATTCAAAGCAACAATCAAAGTTTATGCTGATGAGGCATTGACAGAGAAATATTCGCTTGGAGATTTGGCTGTTGAAAATAATGAGCCGGTTAGATTAGTGATTGCAACTTTTGAAGGGCATGGAGATGCAGATCAGACAAATTGCGGAGATCTAGTTAAGAAGCATTATATCAGAATGGCTGAGACAAGAGCAATTGCAAGAGCTTTGAGATGGACCACAAATAATGCAAAAGCTGCTGCAGAAGAAACTGAACAAGGTGAGTTATCAGAAGAGCAAATGCAGGAAGAACTTGCAGAGCAACACGAAGAACAGCAAGCACAACCATAAATTTATTTTTTATTTTTTAGGTTTCCTGGCGAGGATAAACGCAACTGAATTAAATTCGGGAGGTAAAACAATGAAAAAAATACAAATAGAAAAGATTGAAATAAAAGAAAACATCCGGAAAGATTATGGAGATTTGACTGAATTGGCAGCATCTGTGAGGATTCATGGAATAAGAAATCCAGTTGAGTTGAACTCTAATAATGAGCTCGTTGATGGATTTAGAAGAGTTAGAGCTGCAAAGGCGGCAGGTCTTACAGAAATTCCTTACTTTGTAAATGAGGAACTACTCAACAAAACTGAATCACAATTAATTTCAGGAATGTTTCAGAAGAATCTTAATCCAATTGAGGAAGGTCAAGCTTTCAAAGTATTCATGGATAAGGAAAATATTTCAGCAAAGGAGTTGGCAAAGAAGATTTCTAAGAAAACAATTTATATTGAGAAGAGATTGGAACTTGTGAAGCTTCCATCACCAGTAAGGAAGGCATTAATCAAGAAAGAAATTTTGATGGGCCATGCTTTATTGTTGGCGAAATTACCAGAAGAAGATTCAAAGAAATATCTGAAAGAGATCATCGATGAAGAGCATAGTGTTCAACAAGCAAAAGAGGAGCTTGAGTATTCTAACTTTTCAATGAGATTGAAAGATGCGAAGTTCTGTAAGAATGATTGTAAAGATTGCAAATATAATGGATCTAAACAAGCAGAATTATTTGAGACTGGAACAATTCTTAATGGGAATTGTATGAATCCAATTTGTTTCAAAAAGAAGCTTAAACAATTTATTGAAAAGAAGAGTGAAGAGTTTAAGGACGTACTTTATGAGCCAGAAAATTCTTATGCATCACCAACAGGATATATTGATGGTTCGCATGAATGGGATTGTAAGGATAAAGGTGTCACTCCAAAGTATAAAGAAAAGTGCAAGAAGGATCGAGAGAATTATCTTGTGCAGATTTATGATGATGGAAGAATTGTTGAATATTTTAGGATCCCATCAAAAAAGAAAACTGTTGATGGCAAAGTTCAAGCAAGCACTCAAGAAGAAGCTATTGAAGAAAGGAGAGAGCAAACATTGATTTCAAAAATCAATGAGTTCAAATCAAAATTCTTGATTGACAAAAGTATTGAGTTAATGGTTCCAGGAACAAGAGAAGCAAAAGCTTTGACTGTTGTGAAATTGATTCAAGGTGCTGGTTGGTCAGAATTAGATATTGCTGCGCAGAGACTTGGAAAATTAATCAAAAAAGATTATGGAAGTGAGGCGAATGTTAAAAACATTTTTGCAGCAAGTGAAAAGGATCTTGATAAAGCAATTGTTGTGTTGAGTGAGAATGCTTTGAGTAAACTTGATCTGAAGAATCTTATTACAACTTCAAGAGAATTTAAGGTTGATATTAAGAAGCACTTTCAGATTTCAGAGGATTATTTGAAACTCTATACAAAGGATCAGTTAGGTGATCTTGGAGTGGAGTTTAAACTTGATGGCCCAGGAGTAGAGCTCAAGAAGGATGAAATAATTGCACATATCTTAAATCAAAAATTGACAGGAAGGATACCTAAGATTTTGCTTTAAGCAATTTAAATTATTATTTTTTTATTTTTTTATTACAAAAACCACAATTAAATAAACAGGAGAAAAAACAATGGAAGAACAAGTTGTTGTAAACAAAACAGAAAGGCCAAACTCTTATGAATTTGGAAAAGCAGGAAACAGGCATAAAGTGTATTATAATGATGCTGATGATCTGAATGCTTTATTGAAGAGATTAGTTGATGCAGGTCTTGCTCAGGAAGAGGATTTCAAAAATGCCAAATCGTAGGAAGGATATGATCCTTTATGGATTGTGGCTTACGCCAGAAGAAGTGGAGGGGATGGAACAAGTGATCTCTGATGAAACTTATCTGCGTCAATTGGGCAAGTTGTTACAGGCGGCAAGGAAGAGAGGAGACTTCAAGAAAAAATGAAGATGAGAAGGAAATGGAAAAGGTTTGATGATGAAGAATTAAAGAGACTTCACTATCTTGGATTAACAAATAGAGAAGTGGCTAAGATCATTAATGTAAGTCAGAGTGGGGTAAGTAGAGCTTTGCAAAGATTGGGAATAATTCCTAACTTTCCTAAGGAAGATGAAAATAGAGATCCTAAAGAAATTTATGAGGAATCTAAAAAAAGGGCTTTGGGTTGGAAAAATAGAAATATAGCGAGGGTAAAAGAGATGTTTGCTGAATGGCAAAAAGATAATCGTAAGAAAAGAAATAAATATCAGAGAGGTTGGATTAAGAAAAAATGAAGAAGTGTCCTAATTGTAATCACAAACTTTATGAAGGAGTTAAAGGAATCACTTTTTGCAAAAATTGTCTTTATAGAAATGATCCAAATTATTTGGAGAAAAAACATGAGCAGAAAAAAGAAAAAAGATAAGTTGAGTTGGTCAGATCAACAGGAAGAAAATAAAAAACAAAAGACAATCGATGAGTTTGTCGAGGAGAAAAAAGAAGATGGATAAAATAGTTGAAGAAGTATTAACAAATATGATTAAGAGAATTGAAGTAATTGAAGATAAGTTGGCTAAGATTCCGGTGAGAGATGCAAAAGGAAATATGTCTATTGAGAAACAACCAAAAAAACAATCAAAGCCAGGAATGATATCTGAAGGACAGACAAATTTTATTAAAGGTTTGGAAAAAGAACTTGATTGTGTTGGAGAAACTCAATATGCAGAAATGACTTCAAAGGAAGCAAGTGATTATATTGAAGATTTGTTGAAGCAAAAGAAATTGAAAGAATCTGGAAAATCTGAGAATCTTCCAAAGAAAATGTATGAAGAGATTGCAGAAAAGGATCCTTATTTGGAGTCAGAAAATAAACCTTTGACAGAAGAAGAGATTGCTGAGATTGGTGAGGAGAATTTACTATGAGAAAAATAAAAGATATTGAGTTTGAACAAGTGACTGATGTGAAGCCAGATGGTTATGAAGGAACTGCTCCTGGGAGAAAGAGGATTGTAAAAAGAAAAGTTGTTTTTGTGCATCACTTGAAACAGATGTTGATTGAAGATATTAAAGAGATAAGAAAGAATGGTTTTGATCCAAGGCCAAAGATCTTGGATATGCCTGTTCAGATTGATTCTACTTTGCCGGATGATACAATTAGATTAATGACAGAGGATGTTTCAAGAAAACTTATTATTGCAGAATCTGATCTTGTTGTGAGATATCTTATGGAGAAGTTTGGGATTACTGAGGAGGATTTATTATGAGATCAATTCCTGCAGGAACAAAGTATGATTCAATTGTTTATGTGATTGATGATAAAAAATTGATTGTGAAATTAGATTGCCAATGTGGAGATTTTAAATTCAGAAGGATTAAGAAAATTGGAGTTGCTTCTGATGTAAAATATTATGCTGAACCTTGTAAACATTTGAGGCCAGTAGTTGAAGCTCTTGAGAAACAAGGGTATGTCTTGAAGAAGCCCAAGCCGATGAAGGGTGCTGAGAGATGTACTGCTGCCTTAAGAAGATTTTTGTTTGAAAGATCAGATGGAATTTGTGAATGTGGATGTGGAAGGCAAGGGGAAGAGGTTCATCGGAAAGTTCCCAAAGCTAATGGGGGAAAATACAGTCGAGAGAATTGTGTTTTGCTCAATGCTGAATGTCACAAGAGAATTACATATCAGCCCTGGCATGCAAGTCCAGGAAGCAAGGGCATAAGTAAATTAAAATCAGGAGGTAAAAATGATAAAAAGAAAAGAATTTGAATCTGGAACCTTTAAGAAAAGGGTCTTCACAAGAAGAGAAGATCATCCAATTGCTAAGTTATTGAGAGCAAACAAGAGTTATGCTTTTAAGGCAAAAGAGATTGCTAGAAGAGTAAAAATGAATGAAAATACTGTTCGAAGTATGTTGTCTAATTTGATTAGAGATGGATCTGTTGTGCATAAAGTTCCTTATTTTGCTTGGAAAAAATAATTTTCAAAAAGCAAACATTTAATTATTTATTTATTTTATTTATTTCAAGGGCCCATGATGAAGTGGAATCATATCTCCTTTGCAAGGAGGAATCCTGGGTTCAATTCCCAGTGGGTCCATTGAAGGTGTGGCCTAGTGGTTAAGGCGCTGGCCTCATAAGCCAGAGATCGCGGTGTTCGATTCCCGTCACCTTCATATAAAAAATGTTGATGGAAAAAGAAAACTTTGAAGCTTATATGAAAGAGCAGAATAAGAATTTACAAAAACAGGGAGTGAGAATTAGGTCTCCTGTTTGTCCGGAATGTGGAGAAAAGATGGTGAATGCAATTGATTCAATAACTAAAAAAATTAGCAAGTATTTGTGGGAAACAACTTGTGGCCACTTTAAAGGTCAGAGATTAAGTATAGGATGAAAGATCAAAAAAAAGTTGCGGAAGGAAAAAGAACAAGGGCAGCAGGCCAGAGATTTGAATTAAAAGTACGTGAAGAATTTGAGAAGGATGGTTGGTTTGTTGATAAGTGGAGTAATTCTGTTGAGTTTCATAATGATGAAGATGTGCATGAGCTTCCATTTACAGTAGGCAAGTTAGTTAAGGTTAAGAATAAGTTTTTAGGTCCTGGAAGGCCAATGATGTTGGGTGCAGGATTTCCAGATTTTATTGCTTTTAGATTAGTGATGTTGGAAGATACAGGGATCTCAGGATATGAAATTATTGGAATTGAATCTAAGATGACTGGAGTTTTAGATAAAAAAGAAAAAGAGATGTGTCAATGGCTCCTGGACAATAAAGTTTTTAGTAAGATCTTAATTGCAAAGAAGGGAGAGAAGAGAGGGAAGATCCTTTGTAAAGATTTTAGAGATTTTTAATCGAAAGGTTTAAATATACACTTATATTAAGGATTTGTATGGCTGAATCAAAGAGAAAAAATATTCACGTCGCAACTTTGAAAAAAGTTGAGGATTTCTTGAAGAAACAAAAGAAAGCAGTTTTCAAATCAGATATTGTCAAAGCAATAAAAGTTGATTTTAATTCTGTTGGAGTTGCATTGGAAAATTTGAAAGTTAAAATTGATGAGGAAGGGAGAATAAAATTATGTTAGAAATAATAAATCAGAGGTATATGAAGTTTTTATTTGAGATAGAAAAAGGAGCTAAAAATATTTCTGAACTTGCCAAGATTAATGATTTGACTTTAAGTGTTGCATCAACATTGATATCAAGATGGGCACATGAAGGAGTTGTTCTAAAAGAAAAGCCAGAAGGTGGAAAAGAAATTATAATCACACTCACAGATTATGGAAGAGATCAAGTGCGGCTCTTGAGAGAGTTGAACAAAAATCATCTGAAACATAGTGAGGAAAAAACAATTGACGGAGGTGAAAAATGACATCAGACACAAAAGAAGAGAAAACAGTGCTGACTTATGATGAGAGAAGAAAAATCTTGCATCAAAAGAAATCTCAAGTTACTGAGAACGTAAAGGATGCAGTAACAGATGGAGAAGGCAATGTTGCTGAGCCAAAGAAGTTGATCTCAACCGTGAAGCAAAGCATGGAAGTTGATTATACTGAAGATGGTATTCGACTTGCGCATGAGAATCTTGCAAAAGAGAAAGCATTTTTGAAAGAAAGATCTGTCCAGTTATTGAAAAAGTCCGAAGAACTTGGAGAGATGCCTGCTGACTTGAAAGAGTTTAAGGAAAAAATGCTTAAGATTGTAGAGTATGATGAATCTGAGAAAGCAAGAAGTGAATATGAAGAGATTCAGAAAAGACTGAAAGATACTACAAGAGATCTTAAGGAGCTTGAGGATGAGATTGGAACTAGATTGAAGTTCTAATAATTAATTTATTTTTATTTTTTTATTTTTCAATCATACAAACAAAATGGCAGAACCAAGAAACCTCGCAAATGTAATAATGATTATTGCAGGAATTTATCTTTTGATAGAGGCAATCAATGGATGGCTTATTGCTGTTGGAGTTGTATTGATAATTTTTGGACTTGGAACATGGGGATTGCATCATTATCCTTTTAAGGATGAAGAGAGAAAATTTCTTGAATCAAAAACTAAATCAGAAGAAGCAAGAGTTCTTAATTTTCATGCAGGAACAAGACAATTATTAATTCAAACGAAATTACTTGAGAGGGGATTGAAAACATGAGTAGTTGTTATATTGTACTTGCAGAATGGATGCATAATCAGTATGAAGAGATTGCTAAGCAACAGAAGTGGGAAACTCAAAAGAAATGTAAAGTTAAGTTTGAGGATCTTCCAAAAGAAAATAGAGAAGTGATGTTTGCTCTTGCAAAAAGATTGATAAAAAAGAAGGGATTGAATTTGGTTGTTTATGTTTGTCCGATCTGTAATTATGAACATCAAAGAAAGGAGGATGCAGTGGAGTGCTGTTCAGGTCAAGAATGAAATTTAATTTATGGTGTTGGTTGGGTTGGCATAAGATTAAAGAAAAAGATATTGCATTTGATGGATGCGAGAATCATGCAATCTGCAGTAGATGTGGAAAAATATGTGTCATGGATAATAAAGGAGTGTGGGCATAATGATTGAAGATGCTTTTTTGATTATTGGAAGGAATGGGATTAATGGAGTTAGAAAATCAAAACCAAAATTGAGATGGGATGAAATTGCAATGAAGATCCATTTGGATGTTCCGGATGAATTATTTGATAGGCCACAATTAGAAGCAACAATTAGTGTTGATCCTGAGAAGATAACTCCAAACACAATAAATCCTGATCTGATATTAAATACAAAGGATCTGATTGAGCAGGCAGCAGGAGTTAAGATTGATTTCAAAGTGATCCCTATGGACAAAGACGAAAATGGGGAATGATAAACCAGGAAGTCCTGCATTGAGGAAAAGAGGGATTAAGAATACAAAATTGAAAAAGAAGCTTGGGGAGTTTTGTGTTTATTGCGGATGTACAAATAAGTTGATTCTTACAATTGATCATATTAAGCCAATAGTTCGAGGAGGAGTTGATGCTGATGAAAATAAACAAGTGACTTGTGTGATTTGTAATTGGTTGAAGGGAGCATTGACAGATGCAGAATTTAAGAAATATTATCTTGCTTTGATGAAAATGAAGGATCTGAATAAGATGAAGTTTCAGACAGGAGATTTAAAAATATTTTTTAGTGCATTTGGACATCCAAAATCATTGAAGGATATAGTGGAGAATCAAAAATGAAGAAATTTATAGATTTGTTTGCAGGATGTGGAGGAATGTCAAAGGGTTTTGAATTAGCAGGCATGGAATCTGTTGGGTTTGTAGAATTTTGGCAGCCGGCAATTGATACTCATTTGAATAATTGTAAGGGAAAATTAATTGGAAAAGATATCTTGCAGATCAAGGATGAAGAGATTGTGCAGTTTAAAGGAAAAATAGATTTGATTTGCGGAGGGCCTCCTTGTCAAGGATTTTCGATGGCAGGAAAAAGAGATCCTAAAGATCCGAGAAATAAACTATTTTTGGAATTTATAAGATTTATTAGAGTAATTCAACCAAAGTTTTTTGTGATGGAGAATGTTCCTGGAATAGCAAGCATGAAAGATGCAGATGGAGAATCAGTTTTTAATCAGATCATAACATTATTTGAGAGAGAGGGATATAGAGTTGATTGCAAGGTCCTGGACTCAAGTAATTATGGAGTGCCGGAGAAAAGAAAAAGAGCAATCTTTATTGGAAACAATGTTGGGATCAAGAATGCATATCCAGAGTTTATAAAAAAGGTTTTTTTGAAAGAGGTGATGAATCTGCCTTATGAGGAAAATGAAGAGACTCAACATGTTTATCAAAAAGTTGCTACTGAAAGATCGTATCAATTTTCTCATGTGAAGCCAGGAGAAACGTATGGGGCATTTAGATCCACAAATAAAAGACTTCTGTGGGATGGCTTTGCTTGTACAATTACAAAGAATGGAAGATATATTCATCCGGTTTATCATAGATTAATAAGTGTGAGAGAAGCTGCAAGGATTCAGAGTTTTCCTGATGACTTTATGTTTACTGGGGGAAAAGAGACTATGTATGCGCAGATTGGAAACGCAGTGCCTGTAAAGATGGCCGAAGCAATCGGAATTAAATTATTGGAGATTTTTGATAATGACAAAAGATAAGATCCAAACTTATGAAGTTGAGTGGGTTGATGTGAAAGAGATTAAGTTAGATCCTACAAATCCAAACGTAATGGACAAACAAAAGCTTGATGCTTTGAGAAAGATCATGAAGGAAAAAGGAATGTTGCAACCAGTGATTATTGATCAGGATGGATTGATGGCTGATGGAGAGCACAGATTTAAGATCTTCCAGGAACAAGAGATGAAAAAGATCCCTTGTTATAGATTAACTTTGACTGATGCTGAAAGAAGATTGATACGTCAGACAATGAACAAAGTGCATGGAGAGCATAATCCCCGGGATGATATTGAAGATTTGTTAAGACTTTCAAAAGAAATGAGTATTCAGAGACTTTCTGAATATTTAGGCCAGGAAGAGAAGCAAATGGCAGATTATTTGGAATCAGCAAATCAAGTGCCTGAGAGTTATTTGTCAATGCTTATTGATGAAAAGTCTAGTACAAAAAGAACAAAATTCATAAGTTTCAAATTGACTGATGAGCAAGCAAAAAAGCTTCTTGAAGAGATGGGAGATGATACTCTTAAGAATATTGTTTTGCTTCCGATTCATGGGATGATTGTTGATAATATTGGCAATTAAAACACTGGAAAACATTGGAAATTTTTAACATGGTAGACAAGAATAAAGCACAAAAATCGAAAGAAGAGAGAGAAGCTAGGAGGACGGATGTAAAAGACATTATGGAAACTCTTGGAATTAATAGTGTTCCTCGTAATGTTTTGGCTGAGAAGTATAATTGTTCAACTCAGACTATTGATTCTGATATAAATTTCTGGGTTAAGAGGATCAAGTTTAAGGATATTAAGCTTGAAGGAAGTAAGTTGATTATGATGATTCGGAGAAATTTTGAGATTCTTGAAGAGGTTTCAAGAAGTAAGAATGAATCTAATAAAATCAGGGCAGTTGCTGCTTTGAATCAATCAATGGAAACATTAACAAAGATTTCTGAGGATTTTGGATTGAAGGAAAAGATTAAGGATAGGCATGAAATCGAGATTGTAAATAAAATGTCAAAAGAGGAAATTGAGGCAGAAGTAAAAAGACTTTTGGGGAAGTAAGATGAAAGTCTCAAAGGAAAATGTTGGCAAATTGTTTGATACTTGTAAGGATCAAGATAAATTAAAAGAAATTCTTAGGGAGCTTTTCTCACATAAGGAGAATATTGAAACATTTAGTGAGGTTATTTTTCCAGATACAATTCAGAATAAAATACCTGGTTTTCATAAGGAGATATATCAATTATTGTTTAGAGAGGGAAATGATGCCCTGGCGGCCCCGAGAGGCCATGCGAAGACATCTGTGACAGGGATTATCTTTTTGATATTTTGTATTGTAAATAAGCTTGAGAAGTACATTGTTTATATTTCTCAGAATCATTCAAAGACTGTGCAGTTTATTGATCCGATCAGACATGAGTTCAAGAATAATGCTATGTTGAGATTTATTTATGGGGATTTGACTCCACGTCCAGGGAGAGATGATCAAGGCAAAGATCGTGAAGATTGTTTTGATGTTGGAGGATGTAGGGTTGAAGCGGTTTCTTTTGAGAAGAATTTGAGAGGTTTTAAATATAGAAATATGAGGCCCACTTTGATAATTGGAGATGATATTGAATCAGATGAAAGGGTTTTGAATCCTGAGCTTAGAGAGAAAGATAAAAACAAATTAAACAAAGTTATTATTCCGGCATTGGATATTTATGGAAGATTCAAGATGATTGGGACCATACTTCATAGTTATTCACTACTTAAGAATAAGATCGATTTGTATAAGGGGAAGATCTTCAAAGCATGTGATCCTGATCTAAAAAATTTATTATGGCCGGATAGATTTACAAAAAATATTCTTTTGGAAATTAAAAAAGATATTGGGAGTGTTGCATTTCAACAAGAATATATGAATGATCCAATTGACAATACAAGTTCTTTGATCAAGAGGGAATGGATTGAACAGTGTAAAAGAGCAGATTTGTCGTCGGAAGATATTTTTGATATGTGTAAGAAAGATAAGTTTGATATGAAAACAATGGGAGCAGACTTTGCATTTTCAGATCGTATTACTGCCGATGAATCAGCTTATGCAGGGCTTGGAAGAAAGGATGGATTTTATTATTTGTTGAATTGTCAAAAAGATAAGGGTTTGTCAATTAATGAGCAGATGGCCATCATGAAGAATGAATTATTCCCAAGATATAAATATGATAGTATGGGCTTAGAAGAAAATTCGATTAAAGCAATTAGTAAAGATATTCAACAATGGAAGTTACCTATAACTTTGTTCTGGACTGCGGCATCAGATCCTGCAGCAAAAAAGAAAGAGCATTATGATTGGACTGATAAAAGGCATACAGTTGGAAAGATTAATTTGATTATGAGACTTGGAACTGCATTTGAAAATAAACAATTTGTAATTCCTTATAAAACAGAAAAAGATAAATTGATGTTTGATAGAATATTATCTGAATGTACTTCTTATGCATTGTCTGATGGAAAACTTGTTGAGGCAGGAGTTCATCCAGATATTCCAATTGCTCTTGGATATGCTCTTGAGTTGATGAATTTAGGAGGTGAGGGGGCATGGGTTTTTGCTGATTCAAAATCAAAAAAGCAGGAAGAAGTGCATAAGAAAATTTATGGAAAAGATGAAATTCACTTTGAAATGATTGATGGGAAGAAAGTAAAAATGGTTGGAGATAGGAAATTGATTGAATAATTGCTTAATAAATTTGACAATAAAGTTTATAAGATTGCAATGCTTAAAATAAACATCCCAAATATAATCCCCCAATAGAATTACCTCACATCATGCTCATGGCAAGAAACTTTAGAAACCTATTTGGTCTATTAACAGATAAGGCCGACGGAAAGCCCGGTGATGGTGCTGTCTCAGCGATGGAAGAATCAAGAGATGGACAGCCAAAAGCTTACATCCCAAACTTTTTTTATAAGCCGCCTTTTGGATATCCAAGATATAAAGATTTAGCTTATTTTAGAAAACTTGCTGCAAGTATTTATGTTGATATGTGTGAAACTGCAATTATTGATGAAGTGTGTTCTATTGAGTGGTCAATTGTTGCTGAGGATCGTGAGGGAAATGAAGTTTTGGGAAAAGAAAAAGAGGTTGAAAAGGTAACAGATTTTTTTGAGAATCCAAATACAAATAAAGAAAGTTGGGAAACAATTGTAAGGATGATGTTGCCTGATCTGTTAGAAATTAATTCTGGAATTATGGTTAAGGTTTTTAATGCATTTGGAAAAATGGTTGAGATTGTTTCAAGAGATGGAATGGCCTTTACAAAGAATCCGGATGTTTATGGATTTTATACAAGGAGAGCAGATCTGATTTTGTTGAAAGATATTTATGATGATGATACAAATAATCCTTCACCTTATCGAGCAGAAACTGGTTATCCTTTATTGCAGGGATATATAACTTCTAGTGAAGCTCAAGAAGAAGGAGCTTATTTTCAATATGGATTTAATACTGGAGCAAAACCAGTTCCATTTGGGAAGAGAGAAGTTGTTTGGTTTGAAAAGAAAGTGAGGACTGATGATCTTTATGGAAGATCTGCAATGGAGATTCTTGCGAAGACTGTTCAAACATTAATTTATGCAGTTGAGCATAATTTAGAATATTTCTCAGACAATTCAATTCCTCCTGGAGTATTAGGTCTGGAAGGAATGAGTACAGCAGATCTGAAAGCATTTGGTGAACAATGGACTGAATCTCAAAAGAAAGCTGATGAGTTAGGAAATTGGAAAAAGATTTTCCATAAGCTTGCAATGGTTAATAAGAAACCTATATTTGAGAGATTAGGATTTACAAATGCAGAGCTTGAATTGATTGAATCTCAAAAGTGGTGGAGCAAGATGGTATGGGCTTCTTTTGGAATGACTGCAACAGAGATGGGTTTTACAGAAGATGCAAAAGGATCTGCAAATCAAATTGTTCAGAGTTCAATTGCAAAGAAAAGAATTATTTATCCTTTATTGAAATTAATTGCTTATCATGTTAATACTGAAATTATTCCAGAGTTTGGATTTGAAGGGATCAGATATAAATATAAGATTTTTGATGCTGAGGAAGAAACTAAAAAATGGAGTCTTTACAAACTTCAAACAGAAGCTGGATTAAGATCAGTAAATGAAGTTCGAGCAACAGAAGGGCTTGAGGATGTTGAGTGGGGAGATGAAGCTCCTAAGAGTTGGAGTCCGAATCAAGGGATGAATGTTAATATGACTGATCCTCGACAAACAGATGTAAATGCAATTAATCAAGATGCTCAAGATCAAAGAGATCAAGCTTTAGTGAAACCTAAAAATCCAAAAGATAAAGACAAGGATAAGAAAGCTTTGGATACAAGCACACCTTTAACATTAAGGCCTGGGGAAGAGATGGATGATAAAAAATTGAGGAGAGCAATTGTTGCTGTTCTTGATAAAAATAAAAAAAAAGTTATTGAAGTTTTAGAATCGCAAAAAACAAAAGAACCATTAATTGCGATTAAGGGTGTTGATGATATTCCTGGAATGATCAAAGATATATTTTCTATATTTACATTAAAGACAATTTCTGATGCGGTGATCAAATCTGAATTTGATTCAGGATGGAATGATTCTGAAAAAAAGATTGATAGAAATGTGAGTTATAATGAGAATGCTTTGAAGTTTTTACAAGACATGACTTTTGATAATATTAAAGGCATGACAGAAGAAGTTGCAAATGATCTTAAACAAGAATTAGAAAGAGGAATTATTAATGGTGAAGGGATTGGAAAATTAACAAAAAGAATTGATAAAGTTTTTGATAAAGGTGAGAATCGAGCAGAGATGATTGCAAGGACTGAAACAAATCGTGCTGATAATAATGGAAAACTTCTGGCCATAAAAGGATCAGGATTAAAGATGGAGAAGAAATGGGTTACGCATGAGGATGATAGAACATCACCAATTTGTATGAGACTTGATGGGCAGACTGTTAGGACTGATGATTTTTTTAAGGATTCTGTTTCTGGATGGGAAGGGCAATCACCTCCAAGTCATGTGAATTGCAGATCAACAATTGTCTTTATTGAAAAAGATGAAGAATAATACTTTTGAATTTTCGCAATAAAGTTTATAACATATTAATCCATATATTTGTATGGTACAGGAAGCTAGTTTCACATTTACAACTCCATTGAATGTTAATCTTGTTGAGATTAAGGGAGTTGAGCATCTTTTTGTTGAGGGAGATATTTCTACAAATGATATTGATCTTGTAAATGATAGCATGACTAAAGCATGCCAGGAGTCAATGCAAAGACAAATTCTTGAAAGAAATATGAAATTAGATCTTGAGCATGAGGCCTTTAAAGGAGAATCGCATGAGGAAAAAGAAATCAATAAAACAAAAATTCCTGCTGGAAAATTAATTGATGCGACTGTTAAAGATTTAGGGAAGGATAGATTTTCTACAAGAGTTAAGGGAGAAATTAATGTTCACAATCCAAATTATCAAATGATTAAAGGAAATCTTATGGATAGTTATTTGGATGCTTTTTCAGTTGCTTTTTTACCAACTGCAATTGCGCATGAAGAGAGAGAAGGGAAAACAATACGACTTTTGAATGACGTTAAATTATTGAATGTTGCATTGACTGGAAATCCTTGTAATACAAAAGCACAGCTTACAGAAATATTTACAAAATCAATGGATGCAGTTGAGGAGTATAAAAAGTTAAAAGAATTAGATCCATCCATTGAATCACAACTTGTTGTAAAAAACAAGAAATCACATTCAACCGGCTTTGCTGGAAGAAAACAATTAAATGAAAACCAAAATTCGAAGATGACAGATGATGAACCAAACAAAGATGTTGATCCTGTAGATGCAGCTGCTGCTGATGGCGAAGGGGCAAAACCTGACGCTGACAATGGTGAGGGTGCAGATTCAGGTGATAGCAATGAGTCTGGGGATGCAGAGCAAAAAGCTTTGTTCAAATCTATGTCAGAGGAAATGAAAGCTCTTGCTGAGAAGTATGATTCAGTTTCAAAAGAGAATGTGGCTATGAAAGAAGACATGAAAGCAATTTCAAGTAATCTTGCAAAGATCGCAGAAGCTCTTGAGAATCCGATCCATAAATCACAAGGCGTTCAAAAATCTGATGCAGAAAGTAAAGCAAAGAACGATGCGCTAGGAAAATCTGTTGATCCTTTGAGCTTGTTTTAGTAAGATGGTACAAAACGCATTTACTGGAAGTACAGAAGGCCTTGATATGCAAGATGCATATTCAAAATCTTTTGCACATCTAACACACAAGACTAAGTATTGGGACCCAACAACAGGGGTGGACTTGAGATTGGAAGCTGGCTTTAAAGCCACTACAACAACTCAGGGTGGAGCTGGAACTGCAGGATATGCAATGATTCCGGTTTACTTATCACCAATGATTGTGGATCAATCTAGGAAGAGAACTCCACTTGTGGAACTTTTCCCAAGAGTAACCAATCTTGGAATGTACGCGGACTACAATAACATAACTGCTAAAGGTGCTGGCTTTACAGCGGCAGAAGATGGGGCTTTTACAGAAACTGACGATACAATCGACAGAAATTCTGTGCCTATCAAATTCCTTTACAGTGTTGGAAGAGTTACAGGGCCTGCTTTGGCGGGACAACCTGCATTCGTTCTACAAGGTTTCCAGGGAACTGGATCCGGACTGGGCGGAAGTGCTTTTTCAAATGTGAGTGCTCCAAATGCAATGCAATTACGTATCTTGACTGCTGCGCGGGCTATAAAGGAATTGGAAGAAAGTTTGATCGTGAACGGTGATGCATCTAGTGACGCAACAGAGTTCTCTGGAATTGTAAAATTACAGAGCACAACAAATGTTGTTGATCTAAGTACAACTGCCTTAACTTACGATCACATCGAAACTGCAGTACAATATGCATTTGATGACGGCGGAATTGTAAAATTAGCTGTTGGATCAAGTGCGGCTGTTAGAGATGTTAGGAAGATTATATTGGATACATTCCGGTATTCTCCTAGTGATATCCCTGGCGGAGTATTACCGTTCGGTGTGCCCTCTGCGGTATTACTTCAAACATTAGTTGGACCAGTACCTCTGATCCCATCAATGTATTTGAGTAATGTTTCAGGTGCAAAGCAAATTTATTTCCTTGATACAGATTTCATCGAGATGCGAGTTCTACAAGATATGACTTATGAGAGATTGGGTAAAAACAATGACTCAGATAAGTTTTTCTTGAAGATATACGAGTGTTTCGTAATGAAGAATCCAGCGTTCAATGCATTCATAGATAATATATTGTAAATCCTTTTTGTTGTTTTTTAGATTTTAAAATTTTATTTTTTAATTTAAAGAAAAAACAACGTCAACTCCTATTGGAGTTAATGAAGAAGTAAATCATACAGGAGGTTAAAAAAAACATGGCAGCAATATTAATAGCAGATTGTACAGTAACAAACGATCCTCAAGCAGGATTCAACGTCTACAAAATTGTGACACCAGCAACAGCTGATGATGCAGATACAATAGATGTGAGTTCAATCCTTGATGCTTCAAAAATTGTTTCTGCAGGATGTCAAGCAGCAACTGATGGATGGTTACCCGTAGCGGCAATCAGTACAGCAGGAGTTCTGACAATACCTGGATCAACAGATGATGAAGCTAGGACAATCTATGTAATGGGACGACTCTGATTGGCCATACTTAAAGAAGATGGCAAAAGTAGGAGGAGTTTCAGGAAGGATTGATCCGGCAGCTGGAACTATAAACCGTACAGCTCAAACAAGGCATTATCCGGCAAGATCAGGAAGCGAAGGTGCAACAGGAACTGTTGCGATAGCAAACGATACAGGGATTGCAACAATTGCAGCGAGTCAAACCGCAGCAACATTTTGTATTCCTTTAGATCTTAAAGAAGGAGATGTTATTACTGGATTCAAAGTAAGTGGTCAATTGGAAAGTGCAGGTAATACTGCAACTGTTGATGCAGATCTAAGAGCAACTACTGCAGCAGCGGCTGATTTATCAGACGCAAGTGTTGGAGCAATTACTCAGATTTCAAAGACAGCTGATTATCTTATCGCGGATGAAAAGACTGGTTTAAGTCATACAGTTATATCTGGAAATTCATATTATGTCTTGATTACTGTTACTACAGCGGCATCAACTGATGTGGCACTACAAGGAGTTGAAGTGACTGTAACAGAAAATTAAGAAAATGGAATTTAAGAATAAAGGTAAGGACTTGAAAATCAATCTTGGAGATCGTAATGAGCCAAATTGGATTACTGTTAAGGAAGGAGAGACTGTGGATATTCCGGAAGAGCTTGGTTTGAAAAATCAACTTGAAAAAGTTGAAGGATCAAAAAAAGTTGAGAAAGAAGAAGCAGAAGAACTTGAAAAACAATCTGAAAAACCAAAGAAGAAATCCAAGAAGTAATTATTTTTTTTAATTTTTTATCTTTTTTTGACTTCGGAAAAAAAGGTGGTCGATGGACCTTAAGCGAATTAAACAGGAGAAGAAAATGTCAAACATAACAAAGTACAAAATATCGGCAACAATAGCAGCAGGTCAAACTACTGCCTCAGCTTATAGTATCCCTATAAGAGGTAGAGTTCTTGCAGTTGGAGTTAATTACGACACAAATACTTGTACAGTGGATCTTGATTCGGATGGAGAAGCTTCTGCACAAAAGGTTTTGAATCTTGCAGCAGCAAACACAGATGTGACTCTTTATCCAAGAACTTACGCGCAGGACGAGACTGGAACAGACTTGTTGTATGCAGCGGCTGGAGAAAAGGTTCCAACACATTTTGTTGTATATGGAAGAGTGAAATTATCTCTTGCATCTGGAACTGCTGGTGATACCGTTACTGTATATTTAATGGTCGAGGAGAATTAACATGAGGTTCATCAATGATGGTGAGCCAATAAAAATTCGAATCGGAAAACTCGGACAAGGATGCTATTGGAAAACCATACAAACGAATGAAGTGATTGATTTAACCCTTGTACAAGGGAAAAGTCTAGGACTTCCTGAATTGAAAACAACTGAAGGTCAGTTAGGGCCCGAAAAGGTTGAAACAAAACAGATTGATAATTATACTTCTGATGATATATTTTTTAAAGAATTAACAAAAATCAAGGGCGTGGGTCCTAAACAGGCACGAGATATAATTGTTTGGGGCACTAAGGAGAAGCTCATCGAAACAATTAAACTCGGAGGTGATCTTCCATTCAGGGATGATGTGGAAGAGAAATTAAAAAGGAGATATGGTAAGTAATATGGTTAATGGACTGTCGATTGCAGAAGATGATTTCATGAAGATGAAACCAAAGGAACAGAATCTTATTCTATTTAGAAATATTAATGACATAAGAAAATCCATGAAGGGCTATAAATTTTATTATAAAATTACTGCAGCAATCGGAAGTATTTTAATCTTTGGAATGATTGTTTTATTTAAATTACAAGTGGGTGCATCATAATGGGAACTTATATTTCAGAAACAACAGTGAGGAGAACGGTTGGAATCTTAGCGGCAGAAATCAATGCTGATGATGTGAATGCAACAATTGCAGAAGTTGAGAATCAAATTCCAAATAAATTCAATACTGCTTTTGCTCCAACTGAAAAGATGGATTTTCTTGATGGTGATGGCACAAATAGATTGCTCCTGGACATGAATCCGGTGTTGAGTGTTAGGGCCTTAAAGATTGATGGCACAACTTATGATCCGGATACTTTAGAGATCAAGAAAGAATCAGGTTATATTTTCTTAGGAGAAGATGCTTTGACTTCAAAATTTATTGCAGGAAGAAATAAGGTTGTTGTAAAATATTTATATGGGACTGTTGAGCATTCAACAACTTCAACAACTTCGAGTGGAGATGAAGTTGCAGGGACTGATGTTTCTGTTGCAGTTGCTTCAATTACAGATTTTGCAGATGAGGATTGGGTTGAAATTTATGGGATGGATGGAATGAGAGAAGTTGCTCAAATAAATGGAGATCCAGGTGCAGGAGCAATTGTTTTGGATCAATTGATCTTAGCTCATGAATCTGGAAGTACAATTACTAAATTACAAATCAATTCAGACTTTACAAAATATATGAATGTTGTTGCAGGGATTGCATTAGTCGCAAGGATTATTGGACAATCTTATTCAGATACTGTTGGTTATGATCTTGGAGAATTACATATCCAGAAAGGTGAACCTTATACTCAGTGGAGAGAAGCTGCAAATCAATTAATTAAAGAGAGAACTTTTTTAGAGCAAACATTAAAGATTCGACCTCGGGTGATTTAAATGAAAAAGCTATTGATAGGATTAATAGTATTTATAGGATTAATGGGATTAGTTCTTGCAGCTGATTGGACACCTCAAGGAGATATTAATTTAAGAAATACTTATAAAATTATTAATGCGACAAATATTAGTGCAGCTTATTATTGTGATCTTGGAGAAGCAAATTGTTATACTCTTACAGAATTAATTGCAGGATCAGATTATTATGCAGGAGGAGTTTATATTTATTTGAATGGATCTAATTATTTTATTTTTAATGAAACAAAATTGATTGTGACAGGAGATGCTAGATGGAATAATACTCAATGGGTTTTGGATCAAAGTTATTTAACATCAGAAACAGATCCTATTTTTACGGCTTGGGATAACTTTACTGGGATTCCAACAGCAACTCCAAGTAATGGAGATACAACTCATTTGAGCACGGCAGATCAGATTTATGATTGGGTGATTTCACTTGCTTATGCAACTCAAAGTTGGGTGACAACTCAATTAACTTCTTATGTTGCAATTGCAGATCTTGTTTCTTATGTTGGAAATTGGAGTGCTGATAAACCTGATTATTCAACAACTGCAGAATCAATTACTTATTTTGTTAATAGATCTGATTGGACAACTATTGATGATTTTCCAAGTGCATGTTCGGCAGGAGATTATGTTTATCAAATTGGAGATAGTCTTTCATGTTCAACACCTTCTTATATTGGGAATTGTTCCGGGGATGGAGATTGTTCAAATATAATTTATCAGTCAGAGCTTCCTTTGGCAAATGAAACATTACCTCATTGTTCTAATGTTACAGGGGCGACATCTGATCTTTGTACAATTGTGAATACTGATACTTATGTTGTGAGTTCAGAATGTTCATCTGGAGATTTTATTTATAATATTACTGGAGATACGATTTATTGTGCAACCCCAGCAGGAGGAGGAGATATTACTGGAGTGCTTGCAGGGACAGGATTAATTGGTGGAGGAGCAACTGGAGAAGTTACATTAAATGTTTCAGCAGCAACTTGTGGGGTTGGAGAAGTGAGCAAATATAATGGAACAGGATTTACTTGTGAAATTGATGCAGGAACTTCTTATACAAATGGATCAGGAATAAGTATTGTTGGAACAGAGATTAATCATTCAGACACAAGTTCTCAAGCAAGTGATGAAAATTCAGGAAATACTTTTATTCAAGATGTTGTTTTAGATCAATTTGGGCATGTGACAAGTTTGGTGAGTGCGGCAGTTAGTTTTGCAAGTTATTGGGATACTTCAAATGATCTTGATACTGTGATTGATGCTGATGAGATTAGTGAAGGCAAGATTGAATTTACAACTGCATGTGCGTCAGGTAATCATTATTATTTATCTGGAAATGATCTGGCTTGTGAGGCAGATGATGATACAACTTATTCTGCAGGAAATGGAATTAGTTTGGCAGGAACAACTTTTAGTGTTGCAGGCAATACTGCTTTATCACAAGATGCAGATGGTTTGAGTGTGACTGCTGATGGAATTGGAGATACTCAATTGGCTTTTAATACTGGTCAAGCTTTAACAACTGCAAGCAGTCCAACTTTTGCAGGAGTAACAATTGATCATTTTAAAATTGATACAACAAATATTACCTGCCTCGATTCAGCATGCAACTGGTATTCAAATGCGACAGACTCTTGCATGTATTGGCCTAGTGGAGGCAAAGATTGCGGGGCAGCATAAAATGGGAAAATGGCAAAAAAAGTTTATGAGCAAACAGTTAATAAGTGGGGAATAGCTAAAGGCATCTCAGTTGGAACTTTTGCTGGCCTCTTTTTGTTTTATCTTTTTACATTAGGCGTGATTGATATCACAGGATATTCTGGAGATCAAATTTGTGCGGGAACAGAAGCAGATCCTTGTTATGCTTATATTAATTTGACTGCAAATGAAGATATTTTTATTTATCCGATTGGTTATGATCCTTGGGGAAGAGATACGCCCTTTGAATTTGAACCAGGAGTTGAATCTTGGAAGTTTCAAAGATCTTGGGGAAATTATTGGAAAGATATTCCTTTAGATAAAACTTGCACAGGGACTTGGTGTGGAGCTCCTAATAATAAAGGAGTGAAATATTCTTATGTTTTGAGAGAAGGGAGAGATTATCAGTTTAGAATTGTCGGATACAAAAAAGATCCAACAGAAGATATTAAGTGGTCAGTTGATTATGAAAATCGTGAATATTTAGATCCGATATGGTTTGGAGTTCAAGGAGAAATCTTTGATAGTGATGCAAATATAAAAACAATAAGAATCGAAGATATTACAATTGAAGCTCCGATGGATATTAAATGTGATTGGACTGATCCTGATGCTGATTGGAAATTGTGTGAAGTTGTTCTTGCAATAACAAATCATGATCTAACTAATGACTTTATTGAAAAGGATTCTATGATGTCTAATTTTAAGCATGCAATTATGGAGATGGAAGTTTATACATCTAAGTTAGCAAATACTCGTCAGGAGAAGATTGTTGATTCAGAATGTTATGATCAAATTGATTTTTCAAAAAATGTTCCTTTGATTGATTCAGGGTTGAGTAATAAAAAGTTAGCAACAGAAGAGGAAGAAAAAGATTGTGAATATAATGTGACAAAATATGAGTTTAATGATTGGAAATTGAAAACAAAACTTGATAAATTTCCTAAAGGAGATACTCTTGGAGTAAAGTTGGTTTTCAAATCTCCGATCTTAGTTGATGCTGGAACTTATCTTGAGAATCAATTTAATTTTTCTATTTTTGGAGATTATAATGTGACTTTAGATCCAGATATTTCTGCTTGTACAGTTTTGTCTGCAAACAATTCAGTTTACACAATGACTGGGAGTATTTCAAATTCTGGAACAGGAAATTGTATGGATGTCACAGGATATAATGTGACTCTTGATTGTGCAGGCGAAACAATTGATGGAGATGGTGCAGCAGATACTGCAATTAGAGTAAATCGTGCTTCACAAGAATTTGTTAATTTTACTGCGAAGAATTGTATTTTAACAGATTGGGATTCTTATTCTATGTATGTTATATATGCAACTAATGTTACTTTTGATAATATTACTGCGGCAAGTCTTGATAGGGGACTTTGGGCAAGATATGCTGATAACTTAGTGATAAAAAATTCTGATATTACTGGAGATGGGGGATCTAGTTATGGAGTAATTGAGTTTAGAGATTCTTTTGATGTGGTGATTGAAGATACTGTTCTTACTGGAGAAGATGGAGTGGATGGAGATGTTTTAATTATTGATGCTTCTTATGGAGATTTTACAAATGTGAATCTGACATGGAGTAGTGGGGCCTTTACAGATGTTGATTATCAAGCAGCAAATTCAGGAGATTGTGATAGTTCATTTACAAATGTGTTGGGAGCAGAAGGTCTTCCAGTTATGTTTTATAATAGTCAGGTGACTCTTGAACATTGGGATAATAATATGAGTGCAATAATTTTGTGTAATGCAGATAATTCAGTTTTGAATAATATGACGTGGGATCAATCAGCAAATACTTTTGGGATGGGATTGGTTGTTACAGGAGACACAGATAATCTTATGTTTGCAAATTCTACAATGAATAATTTGAATAAAGCAATGCTTTTATGGTATCCTGGATCGGGATTGACTCTTGATAATGTTAGAGTAGATTCCACAGATTCATATAACATTCAAGGTTATAGAGTTGATGATGGAGGAACTGTAATTAAAAATAGTTATTTTGAAGGAGATCCAGATAGTAGAGATCTTATTTATGCTCTTTATCCTTCTTCATGGACAATGTATAATAATACTTTTCAAGGTCCAAAATATCAGTATAGTAGTTATATTAATTTGGCATCTCCTGGATCAAATAATTTGGTTTATAATAATCTTTTTAATCATTCTAATGATGATTTAGGTTATTTTATTTCAGGAGGAAATGCTTGGAATATTGCTGAACAAGCAGGAGATAGAGTTTATGGAGAGGGAGTTAATATTGGAGGAAATTATTATAATGATTATTCTGGAACTGGATTTTCAGAAGATTGTACTGATGCAGATCAAGATGGATTTTGTGATTCATCTTTTGTTGATGCTCAATCATCTGCAGTAGATGCTCTTCCATTAAGTAATAAATATTCTCCTAATCCTCCACCAGTTTCAATTTTAAGTTATCCAGCAAATGCTTATTCAAGTGATGTTGCAGAAATAGAATTTGAATGTAATGGGACAGATACACCTCAGTTAGCAAATGTGACGTGGTATGTTTGGAACTCAACTGATGATGAAATTAATTCCTCGACGATAGATTGGACAGGAACATCAAATTCATCAACTTTCACACATGATTTTACAGTTTATGATGATTATAAATGGAATTGTTTAGTTGTTGATAATCAAAGCAAATCTGATTGGGATACAAATAGAACATTATCAATTGTTTCTCTTGAATTAGATATTCTTGATCCCACAGAAGGAGATCCAGAATCAGTAAGTTCATTAGATAATATTACTTTGACATTTTTATTTTTAGAGAATGGAGCAAATCTTACGACAGGAGTAACTTTGAATAATATAACTATTGATGATGTGCAGGCCAATGTTGTTGAAGGTACTGGAGGAGATTCTTTTGAATATTATGATGATTTTGAAACAGACTTTGGGCATTGGGCAGTTCATGCAGGAGTTAATTGTCCGGATGCAGATGCTTGGGGAGATAGAGGAACTGCAACTGGATCATCAGGTACAGGACCACAAAATGGAGGGGTTGGAGGAGCAGGAACTTATTTTATTTTTGTAGAAACTTCATCTGGAAATTGTTATGATGCAGGAGATGTGGCTTTAGTTTATTTAAATGAAACAATTGATTATGATTCTTCAAGTAATGAGAAGATTGAATTTTATTTTGATGCTTATGGTACTGAAATTGATACTCTTTATTTAGAAGAAAATTCAACAGGATCATGGGTGAGTTTATGGAGTATGTCTGATATAAATAATGATTATTGGAATCTTACAAGTGTTGATTTATCCTCTTTGACAGGATCAGGAAATTTAAGATTTAATTATACAAGAACGAGCACAGGATATTTGAGTGATATTGCTTTAGATAGAATTAATGTTACTGGTTCTGGAGGAGGAGATGAATTTGGATGGATTGAAGGAGTTGGTTGGCAGGTAAATGTGACTGTTCCATCTTTAGGAAATGGGTATAAAGATTTATTTATTAATGCAACTAATGGTGGAGATGTAACTGATACAGAATCAAATGCAATTCTTTATGGAGATGCAGATGATGAATATCCTCAATTCTCAAATTATTGGGATGATAATGCAAGTTTGATTGATTCAGGTGATGGGCATTTTAATGTAACAGTCACGTCGACAAATGGAACTGTTTTATTAGAGATTGATGGAAATAATATTACTGCAACAAACTTGACTGCTGATATATATAATGCAACATATACGTTTAGTTCATCAGGAGTTTATCCTTATAGATGGCATTCTTGGGGGAATGGATCTGCAGCAAATTATAATGTTTCAATAGATCAGAGTTATACTGTTAATGCTTCGGCTTCTTATTTAGATTGGTCTTTAAATCAAACAAATAGTACGGTTGCTGGAGAGAATATTTTGTTTAGTGTTTTTTGGGAGACAAGTTCAGATTTAAGTTCATATATTTTTGGATGGTATAATGGAGCAAACTGGACTCAAACAAATTATTCAGGAGATAAAGAAGCTGGAACTCAAACTTTTTCAGGAGAAGGAGGAGCTGGCGGAGAAAATATTTCTGGAAAAACTTCTACTGGAACAACAAATGGTTATTATGTAAATAATTATCCGACTGGACAAAGTATTACAGCTCAAATGAGTGGAGATGCTACAAAAGCATCTGTATGGTTTAGAACGGTTAATTCTGCAAATGATTGTAAGGTTGCAATTTATGATCAAAGTAATAATCTGATAGGAAATACTACTGAAACTAATGTTGATCAGGCAGGATGGTTTAATTTTACATTTGGAGCAGGAGCAACAGTTACAAAAGATACTGTTTATGATTTGGTTGCTATGTGTGGTGGTTCATCTACACAAAATTATTTGGGATATGAAGATCTTGGAGGAACTTGGCAATATGATAGTTATACTTATGGAGCTTGGATGGAACCAGGTGAATTGAATCCATCATCAGGAAGAGATCATTCAATGTATTGGGTTGTAGATGAAGGAGGAGGAACTAGTGAAGATGTAAATAAAACAGCAGTGGATTATTTGAATGTTTTTGCAGGAAGTGTTTATTCACAAATTGATAATATTACAGTGACTGTTGGAGTTTCTTATTATAATACTTCTGGATCAATTGCAAATGCAAATGATAATGCAACTTTATGGTTAGAGGTTTGGGATGGTGAAGGTTGGGAATCTTTTGGAGAAGATTTTGTTGTTAATCAATCAGGAAACTTTTCATTAGTTGTTACAACATCGATGATATTAGCAGCTTGGCAAACAGATGCAGATAGGGACTTGAGAATCTCTGCAAGACTTATGGATTATAATTCTTCAAGTTTATTTGACACAATTAATTGGACTGGGACTTGGATTGATATTGAAAGTCAGCAAGAATTTTTGAATGATTCAGCAGTAGAATTTTCAGGATCAACAAATCATTCTAATGTGACTAAGCAAATAACTTCTTCTGTTGGAGCAACAATTAAATGGTATGTTTGGGCCAATAGTTCAGATGCAGAAAACATGACAGATATTTTTCAATTTATTACGACTTCGGTAATTATTAATCCTCCAAATGTAACAATTAATTCACCAGAGAATATAACTTATAATGTTTCTGAAATTCTTTTTAATATTACTGCTGTTGATGATGGTGAAGTTGATTCTTGTTGGATGAGTTTGGATGATGGAAATAATATTAGTATGGAAAATATCTTAGGAACAGAAATAGGAAACATATCTGATACTGCTTATACTGGAGAATCTTTATCAGTAGGAAGTGGTGTTTCTAATTTTCATTTTAGCAGTGATGGTCTTTTATTATACACTTCAGATACTACGCTGGATATTATTGCTGAGTCTTCTTGTTCTACTCCATGGAATCTTAGTTCATGTGTTTATGATACTAGCAAGAATATTTCAATAGGTATTATTGATGATCCTGGTGTATTACAAGGACTTGATATGAAAATTGATGGGACCTCTTTTTATTTAACTGATTGGTATGATAAATTTCTTCATCAGTTTGATTGTACAGATGCTTGGAATATTAGTTCGTGTAGTTATGATGGAAAAAATATTTCTTTAAGTGATGATCCAGGTTGGACAGCTAAAATCCATTTTAAACCTGATGGTTCAAGGTTTTATATTTCAGGAGATAGTTATGATATTTATCAATATGATTGTTCAGATCCTTGGAATGTTAGCTCATGTGTAATTGACAGTGATTATTTAGATATAGCTTATGATACATATAATATGTATTTTATTAATGATGGTACTGAATTTATCTCAGTTCCTTTCCAAGGAGATTTGAGACAACATAATTGTAGTGATGCTTGGAATGTTAGTTCATGCGTTTTTGATGGCAGTGAATATACTCCACAAGATGATCAACAACGTGGGGTTGATATAGATGAAGGAACTGCTAAATTATATACGCTTGGTGCAGTTTCTGATAATATTTATGAGTATAATCTTTCTTTTTCATCTGGAGGAAATACAGATGATTGGGTTTATACAAATTCTTCAATGACAAATGGTTCGCATATAGTTGATTTTTATTGTAATGATACTTTAGGAAATTTAAATGATTCTGAAAGTGTAACTTTTTCAATAAGTTTAGGAGCTGGAGATACTTGTTCTTGTCCAGGATCAGGAAATAATTGGGAAGTTGATATGGAAGATACGTGTACACTTTCAACTCCTTGTAATTTAGGAACTGGAAATCTTAGTTGGATAGGAAGTTCAGGATCCTTTACTTGTAATGCTCAATTGAATTTAACGACGAGGGATGCTCCGATAAGTAATACAGTGTTTTGGTGGAGCTCAGGATGTGAAGTTCTTAGATTGATTTTCTTAATTTTTATTCCTGCAACAATATTTAAAAGAAAAAGGAGACTTGATATAAGATGGAAGTAAAGACAGAAATTTATACTGGGGCAGATTGCTCAGGATCTTCTGGAGCAATAAACAGAACTTTAACTTTGGCAAATACTGGAACAACAAGCGCTGATGGTTTTTTGATTTCTGTTTCTGGATTAGTTTTGGCATTGACTTCTGAATATACTGTTGTGCATAATTCATCAGCATCAGTGATTACATTTCTAAATGCGTTATGGGATGATCAACCAATTGTGTCAAATTATTATCAACAAAGAACTGGAACCGTTGCTGCAGGATCAACTCAATATGATAAGATGAGGGCAGATGTTCAAGCAATTATTACAGAACATGGTCAGGAGTATACTTTGATTAGGCAAGCAGAAACTGTTGCGAGCATGGGAGATGTAACTGATGTCTCTGGAACGGAGTATACAATTTATTCAATGGTTCAGGATATTACAAAGAAAGATCGTCAAATTCATGAGATGGGATTGGCAGTTCCTGGTAATTCTAAGGCCTTTTTCTTTCATGAGTATCCTGATTCAATTACAGGAAATGGGACTGTTACTCCGGATGTGGGAGATATTATGAAAGATTCTGATAATAACTACTGGAGAGTTGAACAAATTCTTGGTGAAAAGAAAGCTGGCGGTGAAGAGATCTTTAGAACAGGGATTATAAAGAACGTAGAATTGTCTAGCTAAGGGCTAAATAATGCATCAGGGAGCTCCTGAGACACAATAATGAGGGAAATTAAAGGAAGATGAAGCTAAATTTGAATATTAAGAGTGAAGTTAATAAAGAATTAACAATTGATCAGTTGAAGCTGGTTTTGTTTAGATCTATGTTAAAAATGCAAGAATTGGCCACAATTAATTGTCCAGTTGATAAAGGGAGATTAAGAAACTCAATCAATCTAAAACCAAGCATTGAAGGATATCCTGCTTACCGATTAAGTGATGGAGTGGGGTATGGAGTGGATGTTGAGTATGGAACTGCGCCTCATGTGATTACTCCAAGCACTATGCGAGCATTAAGATTTTCATCTGGTGGGCAAACAATTTTTTCAAAGAAAGTTATGCATCCTGGAACAGAAGCCCAACCATTTTTCAGGCCTGCTTTAGATCAGGTTAAGCTTGTTTGGATCCCAAGATTCTTTGAAAGAGTGCTTGCGAAAAAAGGCAACAATATTTAAATAATAAATTCTATTAGAAAGATTGTGTAATTGCCAGGGAGTTCATTGCGCACGGGCGAACTGGGATTCGATCTGATGATCCTTTGCACATAACATGATCCCCAGTGATCTTATGAGGTCGCTGGATGATTAATTTCCCAAGAGGGAGGCAACAACCAAAGATGGTATTCATAAGTCCAAAAAACGTACTAGTAGATTTTTTAAGAAATAGATTAACAGATCCTCGAAGCCGTGCTGAAACTTCTCAAGTTGAAGAATTTAATGGTGGATCAACAGATTTTCAATTAACTCCAAGTGCAGGGACTATGTCTTGTATTATTTCTGTGACTGTTGATGCAGTGGCCCAAGTGAAGTATGAAGATTATTGGATTGATTGGCAAAATCAAAAAGTTATTTTTTATTCGAATACTGCCGGAGGAACAGACAATGTTGATATCACTTATAAAAGAGGAACTTCAAATTGGATTTATCCGGACAAGGCAAAAAAGACCTTGAGCAAAACTTCTTTTCCTCGAATGAATGTTTTAGTTGTTGGAGGAGCTGGCGGAAGATTAGGGCAATATAATTCTGATGTTGAATCAGTAATTCATTTTCAAATAGATTTGTGGACAAAAGAAAATCAACCACAAACAATTGATTCAGTAAAGTATGAAGGAGATAAGCTTGCAGAATATTTGGCTCATCAAGTGATGGCAGCTTTCAGATCTTATGAAGATGATCTGCATCCTGAACTTTACAATTATACTCCTGTTGGAATCCCAAGAGATATGGGTTTCAATAAAGAAATGGAATGCTTTCACACAATTGTGGAAGTTGAACTAAAAGGCATTAACGTGTCGGAGAGCAATTAAATAATGGAGGTTAAACATGACAGAATTTATGATTGGTAAGAGAGAACAAATCGCAATGTGTGAAGAAGATACTTGGGCAGCTTTAGGTGCACAGACAATGGTTGATGATGGTTATATCGTCGGTAAAAACGTTACAATCACACCTGACTTTTCAAAGAATTGGCAAGAGATCTTAACTGCTGGAGCAGATTCAAGAGATATTGATTCAATGGAAAAGGGGCCAGAGACTTACAAATTCACACTTAATTTCAATCCTACTCATTGGAAGTGGATCAGATATTGTGCGCATGGGACTGTAACAAATACAGGAACAACGCCAACAGTTCACACTTTCACAGCAACAGATGTTGTAAAATCTTTCACTCTTGAATGGGCTAAAAGAGGAAGTACAGATCATGTGATCACTTTAACAGGGTGTATCATTACGAATTGGACTTTATCTTTTGCAAAAGGAACAGGAGCAACAGAAGGATTTGTTACAATTTCAGCAGAGTGTCTTGCAAAAAGTGCAGTAGCTGGAACAAGCGTGACAACAATTTCAGCAGAAACTCTTGATGCATTTCAATTTAGAATGGCTAAGCTTACTTACAACGGTTCAGAAGTTGTTGAAGTTAATTCAGGCGAATTGACATGTGATAATGGAATTGATGAAGAAGATGCGAGATATTGTAATTCAACTCTTGACCAAGCAATCGGAGAACCTATTCCAAAGGTCCGAAGGTATACTAGTAGATTTAATATTAATCAAAAGGATGATACCTATTTCGATGATTTTGAAGATCAAGTTGTTGTTCCAGGAACAAACAAACTTGAACTGATCAGAGGAACAGGTCCGGCTGATGATATTACTTTCACAATCACAGGGAAGTATCTGAATGCAGCAACAAGCCCAACAAATATTGATGGGATTACAAATGTTGATGTCGTCGGAACTTTAACATCAGTTGCAATTGTTGCAAATGATGCCTTGACTGATTACTAAACCAGGAGGATAAACATGGAATATGAAGAAGACTTCGTAAACGAGGAGATCGTAGAGTTTGAGATAGAAGGACGTAAGTTCAAGTACAAACCTACAACTGCCGGTGATGAGAATGCATGGATTGATGAGTACATGGAGATTAGTGCTGAAGGGAAACCTAAGCAAAATCTTCAAAAAGTTAATGAATGCAAGATCAGAAACTTGAAAGAAGTTCCTTATGATAAGGAATTAATCAAGAAGATCACAGGTGTTGAAAAGATTTGGAAGAACATGACTAATGCTGAAAAGTGGAAGTTGATGTCTAAGCTTAAACCAAAAACTTTTGATAAAATAATTATCAAAATGAATGAGATCGATTCCCCATCCACAGTTGTAAAAAAAAACTAATTTTTAAGATACAAACATCAAATCTAAAAACTGGCTTTACTTTAGAAAATAAGGCCGAGATTTTGTTGTGGCTTAAACATAAGTTTTTCAAACAAGGGATAGGGCCTGATGAGTTTAAGAAAGCTCAGATGCGAGACATAAATGATATCATGGATATAGAAAATGCAATTAATGAAAGAAGGCAAAGAGAAGGAGAAGTTCAAGATGCAATTTCAAGAATGGGGAGATTTTAAAAAATGGTAGAAGTAGGATCAATACAAATTGGCGGATCAATTGAGACCGCAGAAATCGAGAGAGGAATCTTGAGGATAGAGGTTGGTCTGAAAGATATTTCTAATAAAGGAAAATCTGTTGAATCTGATTTTGAAAGAATTAATGCAAGGGGAAAAAGACTTGTGAATACTTTTGGAAAAATTGCACTTGTTGGAACAGGAGCATTATTGGCATTAACAAAAGGAGCTCCGGCATTGGCAGGATCAATGGCGAAGATTAATATTTCTATGTTAAAATTAAAGATGGCTGCAGGAGAAGCGTTGAAACCAACTTTTGATAAAGCAGCAGAAGCTTTGGGCAGTTTATCAAACTGGGTTGATGCTCATCCAGATCTGTTCAGGGGAATTGTTAATTCAATTATCGGAGTTGCGGTTGCAACATCAGTGATTAAAGTTGGAGGATGGGTTTACAAAGCATGGGCAGGATTCTTTGGATTGTTTAAGGGAATTGCTGCATGGACAGGATGGGCCGCAATTGGAGGGATCTTTAAAAATGTTGGACTTTGGGCAAAAGGAATGGGAGCAAAAGTTGCAACAGCTTTTGGATCTGTTATGGGATGGCTTGCAAGATTAGGAACAAAGATTGGCGGATTCTTGACAGGCGGAGGATTAAGCGCGGGAGTTGCCGGGGGATTGGCTGTTGGAGGAACTGCGGCAGGATTAATGATTGGTCCGTTAATCAATACATATCAAAGAGAGATCACCGGAGAGCCAGGATTCTTGGATAAGCAATTGCAACAATATAATAATTATCAATTTTCACAAAATTTAAAAAAGTGGTCAAGAAACAAATCGGAGCTTGATCAAATGTACTTCGTTTAAAATGGCAATGTCAATAAGCAACTACTCGGGAACTGCGGACACTTTCACATTCCCAAATAACCCAAATACTTTTGATGATGAGCTTGTTCCAAATTATACTGTTACAAATGTTGATTATCAGAAATATCATTATTTTGTTTCAGGAGGAGGAATTGCTCCAAAGATGGTGATTTTGACAGGACATTTTTTTGGAACAACTAAGAATACAAATTATTTGGCTTTAAGTAAGCATTTTGTAGAGACTCAAAAGTTGAAGAAATTATTTTGGACATCAGATAAATTTTATCTTGGAGTTGGAAATAATATCAAGAAAACTCACACAGGAGGAAAAACAAATTTTATTGATTATGTTGCTAATTTCCAGACAATTATTGGGGTTCTGTTTGATGCAACTCAACAAACTCATACGAATGGAGGAGCTCACAGAACTAACAGTGGAAACATGACAACTTTTGTTGAGGAGATCACTGGAGATGTGACAAGCGGAGCAAGTGATGTTGTTGTGAGTGATGGGCTTGGAAATGAAGTTACAATTCCTGCTAGTGCTTTGACAACTGGCCAAGAAGTAATAATTAAATTTGTTGAGATGGTGGATTCAGGAGATGGAATTTACGTTACTGAATATAATTATGCCACAGTTGCAGGAACTCAAACAAAGTCAGTACAAGTGACTGATGGATTGGGGATGTTGCAAATTGCAGCAGGACTGACAACTTCCACTCTCTCAGTTAGCAATTTGGATGCAGGGTGGACTGCTAAAATCCGAAATGCTTATTCTGCATGATGAAAGTCTTTACAAATGGATGCTTTGATCCTTTTAGTTCATGGCATTTAGAATATTTGGAAGAAGCAAGTAAGATGGGAAGATTGATTGTTGGAGTTAATTCTGATAAGTCAATGGAGAGAATTAAAAAAAAATCTTTGATTTCTGAAAGTGAGAGATTGAAAACAATACAAAATTTAATTTTTGTCAAGGAGGCATATTTATTCGAGGAAGATACTCCCATAGAATTGATTAAAAAGATAAAACCTGATCTTTATGTGAAGGGAGGAGATTACACAATTGAAACAATTAACCAAGAGTTGAGAAAATTTTTGGATGGAAAAATCAAAATTAAATTTACAAAAAAATATAGAAAATGAGTTCTTTTATAATTAATGTTCAAAATACTTCTGGAGAGAAAGGAACTGTAATTGCAGATGTTGGATTTTCTTATTCTGAAAAGATGGGTGATATCAATGAAGGACAATTGAGAATTACTGGGACAGGAGAAACAAAAAGAGGATTGTTTGAAATTGGATCAGAAGTTTTTATTTACAGGAATGGAACTCTGGAATTTCATGGATTTATTAATTCTTTAAGTTTTCTTGATGCTGGAGGAATTTCAGCAGATCTTTATGGTTATGAAGTTTGGATGGGAAAAGAGAATGGAGATTATGCGGGATCTCCATGGAGTTCAACTGCGAGTGCAACAATAGCTTCTGCAATTGTTGGTGAGAGTAATTATTTTACTATGGGAACAAATGAAGCTGGAGAAAGTCTTGATTTCAGAGTTCAACCAACTTCAAGTCTTTGGAATGCTTTATCAAGTTTAGTTAAAAGAACTGGACAGGATGTTGGAATTGATTATGTAAATTCAGAGATTGATGTTTTAGATCATAAAGGATCTTCAACAAGTGTGGCCACTTTGAATGATGGAATCCAGATGCAAGACTTGACTGTCAGGCATGCTTATCCAATTGCAAATGATGTGAGAGTTTATGGCCAGAGTGAAGGAGAAACAAGAATTGAAAGTAATCCAGGATCATCAGGCCAGGATGCGACTTCAAAATCAAATTATGGAACAATTAGAAAAATCTATGATGATCCAACAGTTGTGTCAGTTGCAGAAGCAAATACTCTTGCAAATAAGCTTGTTGCTAAATGGAAGGATCCTGTGAAGATCTATGAGTTTGATGTTATGAATCCAGGTTTGAATGTTGTTGCTGGAGATGTGATCACATTAAATTCTCAAGCAAAAGATTTGGATAATGAAGAAGTTAGGATTGTGAATGTTGAAAGGGGATTTAGGGCAGGAAATGAATTTTTGACCTTGACTGTTGCGAACAAAGGATACTCACAAGTTGAAAGAACTGTAAGCAGAGCATTGGCAGAATTAGAAAATAGGGCTAATGATTTACAAAATTATGATCAGTATCCTGATGAATATTCAAATCAAAATATTGCAACCTATATTGGAGGATGTTCTTATTTTGATGATGTCTTGGCTTGTATTCTTGGGCAGGGATTGATTGGAAGTGGGGTTTGTGGATGTTCAGGGGATTGGACTTATTTGAATGGCCATTTATCAGTTCCGGGAGGAGTGGTTCAAATGTGTTTATTGAATGTTAATGCATCAAGTATTTACAATTATATTGCAGGGGATCTTATTATTACAGGAGAATTGACACTTGGAGCTTATTGTTTTCCAAATACTGATGGAACAACTGGCCAGGTTTTATGTACTGATGGATCCGGACAGCTTGCTTGGGGAGAAGGCGGAGGAGGAGGATCTGATTTTTGGGTTGATGCAGCAAATCCATATATTGCTCCTTGTAATTCTTGCGGACTTTGTATGAGTGAAAATATTATTGATGGGACTGGATTGAATTGTATGGGGATAGCAAGTTCTCCTGGGGCTTGGAAAGAGATTCATGGGTGTTGTATTGAAGCAGCAACTCATGTGTGTGGTCCATTAGTTTACGGATCTACTCTTGTTTGTGGAGGAGATGTTTGTGCAGTGGATGATTTATTTGTTGGAGATGATGCAACAATTGGGGGAAATGCTGCAGTTACAGGATGTCTTTCAGCAACACAAATTGGAATTAATGGATCATCAGCTTGTGCACTTTATGTTGCAGGAAATGGATATGTTACTGGAAATCTTTATGGAAATTTAGTTTGTGGGCCAAGTATTTGTGGGACTTCAACTGTTAGAGGAGCATCAGTTTGCGGAACAACGTGTGTTGATTCAAATATTGTTTGTGGAGATTGTACTTATGCCTGCAGGAGATTAAAAGTTCCAGTGGGAGTTAATTGTTTCTAAAATGGCAATTTCAAAAAATATGAATTATCATTGGGCTCAAGGAATGTGTGTGACAAGTGGAGATATTGCAACAATGTGGATGACTAATTTCAATATGCCGGTTCCTGATCTGGATAACGGATCTTATGATTATGCAAATGGTTATGTGGCTGCGAGGTATGGAGCAGATGCAGGAACTTATAACATGAGTGCTTTTTATCCAGGGTATGAGTTTATTATTGCTGACACAATGTATAGATATTGCGTGACTGATGGAAGTTCTTTGAATGGATCAGGATGTTTTGTTATTAAATTTATTTGTGGAGGATCAGATATGTCAGGAAGTGCAACTTGTTCAACAGCATCAATTAATATTAATGCCCCAAATCCGGGATGGGAATGGCAGTTTTATTGGTGGCTTAGAAATACAGGAGTAGCTGGTTGGGAAGTTGATTCAGATAATACTTATGGAGTTTGTTCTTTTGTTTCAGCAATTAGTGGAGATGATATAAGTATTGGAGGAGTTACAAGAACCGCATGTGTTTGTAATGTTCCAGCAGTAGGACAATGTAGTGGGACTTATCGAGGGAATATGTGGGTTGAAGGGGATGATCTTCATTTCATTAATGCAAATTGTTTTGAACATGTAATGTGTGGAATTGGATGTTCAATTGGGGGGCCAATACCAGGATCAATTTGGATTGATAATAATCATTATCTTAATTGGGCAGGATGTAGTGGAACTGCGGTGTTTAGAGCTTGTTGGAGGATTTGTCAATTTTGTTCATGGTTTACAAATGGATCAGGTCCAAATCCGAGTCCGGGAGCAGGATATGCAGGAGCAATCTGGGCCGACACAGAATTTGGGTATACTCATCTTGCTTACATTGGATGTGATGGAAATAAATATATTACAGGGGCAGGACATTGTAACCTGATTGCACCATATTAAAATGATTCCAATAAAACCCATTTCAAGAGAAGAAGCAGTTAGACTTGGATTAGCTAAAGATCAAGATAAAGGATTTGGAATTGCAGGAGTTAGTGTGATTGTTCGAGGAGGAGATGGTAAACCTGACAGAGAAATGGAAAAGCAACATCTTCATAAGGATGGAAGAAAAGAAATCAAATTTATGAGTGATGAGAGAAAGCAGGAGATGATCAAGAAAAAACAATTTAGGAAATATGTTGAGCAGTTTGATATTATTGAAGGGAAGACAAAGCAAGAATATATAAAGGATAATAAGCTTATATTCGCGGATCAAGAGATCTAAACATTCCAAAAAACTTCCAAGAGGAAAAATACAATATGGATTATGTAATTGAAATCACAGGTGGCATAGGAAAGCATGTTATGGCTTCTAGTTTTATTAAATGGTTAAATGAAAAATATCCTAAGAAAAAGATTACAGTGGTTTCAGCTTATCCTGATATTTTTGAATACAATCCTCGGATCTGGAGAAATTTGAGAATTGATCAACCTTATTTATTTGAAGATTATATTAAAGATATGGATTATCGAAAAGGGAATCCTTATGAATTGAGAGAATTTTATCGAGCAAAAGAAAAGAAACATTTGATGAATATTTTTCCAAAAGCATATTATTTTAATGCTTTGGATGAGAATCCAGAATCAGAGATTTATTTGACAAAGGGTGAGGAGTTTGATGGGCATATTTATTGTGAGCAAAATAAACCAGTGATCACTTTGCATGTTGTTGGAGGACTTCCTCCGGGGATGGCGCCTAATCGAATGAAGATGGATTCAACACAGAGAGATCTTCCACAGAATGTTGCAATGAAGGTTGCTGATATTTTATTGAGAAAAGGATTTAAGGTGTTGCAATTGAGAACAAAAGTTGAACCGGTGATCCCAGGATGTCATCAATTAGAACAACCTTTTAGAAATATTATGCCAATTGTAAAGCATGCAGTTGCGCATGTGGGAATTGATTCGAGTTGGATGCATGTTGCTGGATGTTTCAAAAAACCGATGCTTACTTTTTGGGGAGGAACACATAAAGATTCTTTTGGATATTTTCATGAAGGAAGTTTTCATGCTTATACAAAAGATGCGATGCATGGAAGGCCTTATTTTGCAGTTCACGATCGTTGTGCAATGTATCCATATAAAGATAAAAGAGAAGGATTTGAGATGGATTATACAGATCGAGAGATTGAGCAGCATGTTCAGAGGTTGCTTGATTTTTTGAACAACAAAGTAAATAAAGGCAAAATACCTAAAAAGGATGGAGGAAAAAATGTTTAAATCTATTTTTGCAATCTTGAAAAAGATGTTTTGTAAAGAGTTTCCATTGTGGGCTTGGGGCCTGGAATGTAGTGTTTGTCGGATGAGTTTTGGTTCGCCTGAATTACATCAAGAACATGCAAGGAAAATGCGAACTGTTAAAAAACACTTAGGCAAGATTCCAAAACTATAATTAAATCTGGAGGTTAAAAATGGTTTGGCAAGAAGCTTTGACTTTGATTGGGTTCCCAGTTTTGAGAAGTGTTGCTGGATGGGCTGAAAATGCTTTGAAGGATAACGTGATCACAAACTTTGAATGGCAGCAATTAGGATCAACTGTGTTGAGAGTTGGTTTGATTGGTGTTGGAACTTATTTTGGATTGAATGAGATGGGCATTGACATTTCAGCTATTGGAGCTGGTGCAAGTTCAGTTGTTTTAGACTTTATTCTTTCTGCAATTAAAAAGAAAAAGTAATTACGATGAGGCACAAAGCTAGAGATAATCTGGAGAAGAAGGTCAAAGGCAGCAAAAAGATTATTGGGTTTAGGCCTTTTAAGGATCAGGATGGAAGATATGTTCCTTATTGTGATTATCAGTGGCATCAGGGATTTATTAAATATCCTAGCAAATGTGAAAGAATTAATTGTATTCATTATTACAGAATTAATTTGAGATGAGAGTTGGGCCGTGATTCCGAAAGTTTTTGCTTTATGTTGGATCCGGCCACACTCATTGACTTGTCTAATGATGTCACTCAAAAATGGTTTTTAAACTTTGTTTCTGGAATCCGAAGGATTGAATATATATGTTTCACATATCTGTTTAGAAATACCCTATATTATCATAAGTAGGGATAGTCACTTTGTTTTGATATAATAATGTTTAAAAAGCATCAGGGACTTGTAGATTGAACTAAATATGGAGGTAGCAAATGGAAAATAAAGGATTGTTAATTACTTTGGTTCTTCTTGTAATGGCATTGAGTGTAATCTCAATTTTTGTTTCAGTTGGAAGCAGAGTCGATGAACAAGCATTATCTGACAAAGTTACCGCCCAAGTTATCAGCCAGATCCCAGAGCCGGACAAGGTGCCAACTGCTGCAGAAATTGCAGCTTTGATCACAGTGCCCTCAGCTCCAGAAGTGAATGTGCCTGAGTTCAAATCGGACTCACATGTGCAAGATCTTTGGGAAGATCTGTATGATGAAGAAATCGAAGAACTTGAGACTGAAGCTTACGACGTCGCAGAACTCGAGCTCGAAGATCACGACTATGAACTTTTAACGGAATGGTTAGAAGCGAATATTGAAGGATTTGATGAGTTAGAAGATTTGGATGTTGAAGATTATGAGATAAACATAATCGAGCTAGGCCTTGAGGAAGATGAGGATAAGATTGCAGAAGTTGTATTTGAACTTGAAGTTGAGTATACCCTTCTTGAAGGTGTTGTACAAGATTACAAAAAGCAAATGATTGCAACTGCAACTGTCTCTTTCGATGAGGGCGACTTTTCTGATGAAGATGTTGAATTGGTATTCGCATAATTTCATCAAATTCTAAATTTTTTTTGTTTTTTTGTTCTGATCCCTGGAACATAATAAGCAGGGATTTGTTCTTAATTTGAGAACATAATTGAGTTGGAGTGGAAATGTAGCTTCATAAGAAATGAAGGTGTTTATAGAAGATAAAACTAAGATTTTGACACCCCATCATCTCTTGTGGAGAGTATATATTATATATTTATATTTATCAATTAATTAATTAATTAATTAATTAATTATTTAATGAAAAGTTTCTGGAGATGGAAGAGTTGGAGTGGAAATGAAGGGGTGTGTGCTTACTTGAAATAACAGGCAGATTTATAAAGTAAATATATCTGTATATTTTTAGGAGGATTTATGGGACGAATAAAAACAAAAGATTGGGAACCTGCGAATTATTCACTTGAGGTTGGAATCAAAGATACTATCAAAGAAATTGCACAATTTGAAGGAATGTCTGCAAGTGAGATGGTTGGATTTCTTGCAAAGAATTGGGATGCTGGAATTAATCCTGCAAACAAATTAAATATGCTTTTGAATGATCGTGAGAATTTGAAGAATCAGATGGATAATATTGATGATAAAATTAAGGATCTTACAAAACAAATCAAGATGTTTGATATTTGGAAAAAACAAAAGTCTGGAAAGAAGCATCAAGCAATAATGATTTTGAAGAGGCATATCTTAAACAAGGAATTTGAAGATACTGAGAGACTTGCAAGGGTTTGGCAAGGGATGACTGGTATTCCTGCAATAGAATTGATCGCAGAGGCCTCAGAGGGCCTCCAGAGGTCAGGGGTGTGAAAATGGATGATAATCAATTGACTTTGAATGATTCTAAAAATTTAAGGTGTAGACTTTGGAAAAATTGTGCATATCATACTTGTAAGGGAAAATATTTTCCAGAGTGTGATGCTTATCATGATCCAAGAAAAAATCCTAATATAGATTTGGAGAGAGATTAATAAAAATGAAAGTCTTAACAATTAAAGAACCTTGGGCAAGTATGATTCTGGAAGGGAAGAAAACAATTGAAACTAGAACTTGGAAAACTGATTATAGGGGTCAGATTTTATTGCATGCATCAAAGAATCCAAAATCAAAAATTAGTGGATGTATTTTTGCATCTGCAGAGATTGTTGATTGCAAGGAGATGATTCAGGCGCATGAGAAACTTGCATGCTGTGAAGTTTATCCAAAAGCAAATTCATGGTTCTTGAAAAATATCAAACAAACAGAGTTGAAAGAAGTTAAGGGAAAATTAGGATTATGGAATTTTGATTGCGAGTTGAGGGAAAAAACAAATTGTAATAATTGCAATTGTAAATTATGCGGAGATGAGAAGGTTTGTCCGGAGTGTGGCATAAAAATACTTTGGGCTTTATTTGGATGATGGAAAATAAAAATAAAATAATTAGTGCAGTGTTTATTGGATTAGTTCTTTTTGGAGGAGGATATTTTACTAATGAGATTTTGTCAGAAGAAGAAGTGATTTTGAATCAATCGAAAGATTTAAATTTATTAGATATGTTTAATATTGAGAATCAAACTGATGAAGATGTTGAAAATTCAAGTGAGATCATAATGGCAAAAGAAAAAGCAAAACCAAAAGCAAAACCAAAATCTGAAAAGAAGTGGAATAAGCCAGAAGAAGATCCTAACTTTAAGGTTGGATTTAAGGTGAAGGATAAAGAAGGCAATGAGGGAATTGTTACTGGAGTTCCGAGAGGGACAGGGCCAGGAACAGAAATGATCCTTGTTGATTTTGAAGATGGCTCAAGACAGATTAACAAATCTGAGCTTACTGTGATTGAGAAAGAAGAACATAAAT